TTTTCTATTTTACTTGTTATTCCATCGTTGATTCCTTGAGCTAATTTTTCTCCTAACGTTTGACCAGTTATTTCGTAAGCATCTCCATAACTTTTTAATAAACTTAGAATTTTATCTTGATTTTGTTCTACATTTAACAACATTTTTTTCGCGGTTTCCTGTGCCTTATCGATTTGTTTGCTATAGTAATCCTCTAAATCTTCTAATTGCTTATTATAAAGCTCTTTTTGTCTATCAGCCTCATCTTCAACAGTCTGTGTTTTATCATCTTGCTCTTTTTGCAATAATTCTTTTTGATTATTTAATGCTTCTTTTTTATCTTCTAGAGCTCTGCTATCCAATGTTTTTTGATACTCTGCCACTAACTTATCTAATTCTTTTTGATAATTTGCCTTTGTTGTTGCATCATGTTCAAAAGCAATTAATTCTTCTAATCTTCTCTTCTTTTTATCATATTCCGCATCTTCTTCGTCTCTCGTTTTTTGTTGCTCCGCCTTGTCTAATGCTTCAAGTTCTTTTTCTATCACTTCTATTTTTGCATCATATTCAGCATTAATAGCATTCAATCGTGCTTCTTTTAATTTTTCAACTTCTTCAAGTTGTTTATCAATAAAAGCCTTGTCCTTTTCTTGCATTTCTTCTAATTGTTTTGTAATAGCATTAGTTAGCTGGCTTACTGTATTATCTATTTGCTCTACTCTTAAATCTCTCTTTTTCTGCTCATATTCTCTTATTGTATTTAATTCTTCTCTATAAATATCTTTTCTTTCGTCAAGAGACAGCCTTTCATCTTTCATAATTTGATTTAAGTAATTCTTATGCATTTGGATAATCTTATTATAGTCTGCTGTTTGTTCAACAATATCATAAGCAGAACCTCTTGCATTCTTTACATCTTGTATGTAGTTTTCGTAATCCTCTGTCTGCTGGTCTAGAATATCCTTTTCTTTATTTGCTAGTTCTTTATTCAAATCATATATTTTTTCTCTTAGTTCCATCTTCTCAGCTGAAGTCTTTGCATAATTACGTAGTGCATATTCATACATTTGTATTTCTTCTTTAATGCTAATTTGGTCTAATGCTTTCTTATGCTCTATTTCTTTTTTGTAATTATCTAATTTTTTGTTTGAATACGTGCTTGAACTACTTGTTGTCTTAGGCTTTGATATTGAAACTGGAGTTACATTTGGTACATCAGTAGCTTGATATCCCGCCATTGTTTGCAATAAGCTTAACACACTTTGCAATTTCGGAGTTAATTCTTCATAACTTATTCCAATATTTTGGGCAATTTGTCTCTGAGTGCTTTCACTTTGTAGTGCCGCATTTATTATATCAATATATGATTGTATGGTCTCTTTTGATGTATTCCATGCAGTATCTGCCTTCAATTTTTCGGCGTTAATTAAATTTTGTGCTTGTTCTATTATTATTCCTTCTGCATTTGCAGCCTCTGGATATGCTTGTGCTAATGCTTTAACAGCATTTTGATATTCAGTAGTTGATTCGTTTCCATTACGAACTATATTTAAATATTCTTGCATTTGGTCTGCATTAATTTTTAGTTGAGCTGCCTCTTGCTGCTGTTTTTTAATAGTCTCAGTATCTAACCCCTTAGAAATCTTCTTTATTGCATTTGCCTCATCTAAATATTTCGAAGTTTCTTCTAATCTTTTATTTAGCTCTTCAAGAGAATTTCCATAATTAGCACTTGATTTTCTTGCTTCATTTAGTTTTTTCTTTTGTTCTTCTATATCCTTATTCGTACCACTAATGTTTTGAGTTAAATTGCCCCAAAGTTTTTGCCAAAATCCTTGATCGCTATCAGAATTGTTTAATTCATTATAATAAGATTGTTGAGCTTCCGTCAACTTCTTATACAGTTCAATTTGTTCTTCTATATCACTTTTTCTTTTTTCCATATCAGAAATATTTTTGTCTGTATATCCATATGTGCCTTCTTGTAGTTCTTTGTAGGTCTCTGTAACCTCATTTAGTTTTGTTTGTGCTTCTTCATTTTCTTTTATTGCAGAGCATAACATACTAATTCCAGAGATTACAGTTGCAATAGTTGCTGCTATTACAAAAATCGGATTTGATAGTAATGCTGTGGTAAAAGCCTTAGTAGATAATGTTGCAACTCCTGTTGCTTCTGCATATGCTTTTTTTGCCTTTGACAATGCCACCAATGCTACTGTTACAGTTGTTAATGTTATAGCAAAAGTTGTCATACCAGCTGTTAGCGTTGGATTTTGACTTATTAAAGAATTTAATAAGTTTAATGTTTCTGTTCCACCTTCTAGCATTTTGCTCATAACTGGCTCTAATGCTTCTGCATAAGCTACCTGTGTCTCTCGCATTGCTTGACTATACTGTCCTTGCTTTCCAGCCAAAGTATCCATGTAATCAGACATTGCACTTGCAAACGGTTCTGCAGCATACATCGTCCTATTTAAGTATGCTTGATTCTTTTCTGCATCAGTTAATTGACTGGCCGTCTTTCCTATAGATCTTGCATAATTGTCTAACATTACACTTAAATTTTCAGTAACGCCTGCACTATCTGATAAAGTAGATAGTCCTTGTCTATACCCCTCAGACGCTACTCTTACAGCTTCTGATACAGTGTAATTCGCATTCCTGTTTCTTATTGCAGAATTTGTCAAAGCTTCTATCATTTGCTCAGTTTGTTCTGCTGTAAATCCCATTAAAGAAAAGTTTTTTATAGTTGTCGCCAAATCAGCTTTTGTCATGTATGAGCCAAACTTACTCATAATGTTTCCAAAATCTTGCATACTCTGTCCAGTATATTCGGAAACATTTTGCAATGAACTCATTGCTTGGGTATATGAATTGTATTCATCAATACATTCTTTTATTATTCCAACTATTTTTCCTAATGCTAATACAGCTGTAGCAGACATTGCTAAATAACTTGCATCTAGACTTTTATTACTGTTTTCAACTTGTTTATTGTTTTGTTCTATTTCTTGTAACTTTTGCTTTGCAGTTTCTAACCCCTTTTCTAACGCTTCCGTCTTTATCTTTAAATCAATTACTAGTTGTCCTACTTTTGTTTCATTTGCCATTCTCTCACTTCCTTTTCTAAAAATAAAAAAGATACCTAAATTCAGGCATCTAAAACTTCATTTATTTTTTTTTGGAATTTATTCACTTTTTCAATTTCATACCAATATGATAAATGTTTCTTTATTGCATTCTGTATGTATTCTGTAATAAAATCATTCCTACTTTCAAATTTTATAATGTTTACCTTATTTTTCTCTAATAGATTTCTCAACTGTTTCATGTATTTTTTTAACTGTATCCTATAATAATCTGTTCCACACACATTTTCTTCTCTTGGTAATACTTCATACACTCTCATGTATAAACAACAAATTAAATAATCCAATGCTTGTTTATATCTTTTTTCGTTGTTTAACAAACTATACATATCATCGTATACGATACTTACCATAACATAATCTTTTTTATTTAGATATTCAAGTGATTGCATATTATAAATTGACCATAATATATCATTTTTTGTGTATCCTTTTTCAAAAGATAATTCTCCGTATCTTAGCTCCCTATATTTTTTTACTTTATGAAACATTACTAATTCATCATATTCGGCATTAGTTAACTCTACAAACGCTTTTCCAGCTTTTTCTTTTGCAGACATAAATAATCTTTTATTCTTTTCAATAATTTTTTGCCCTTTGTTAGATAAGATATATTTGCTTACATTAAACTTTTCTTGCAATAATGATACATCGACATTTGCTAATACTCTTTCAACAAGGTCTTGTCTATTGCCTGTTATTTTCAATTGTTCCATTCTTAAAATTTCTTTCAGCTCTTTTGCTGTAGCATTTAGAACATTATCATACCAACTGCTCTTCGTCAAATACTCCAATTTTAGTAATTTTGCGACTTCAATTCTTGGTTTTAATTCATACATAAATTTCCAACGTGGTGAAAAACTAATGTTTGTTTCTTTATTATTCATAAACTTTAAAAATATTATTTCGTTCGTTGTTAACTCATCATTTTCTATGTTGTTTATGCATTGCTTTATTTCTTCATCCGAAATAGAGTCATCATCGCATAAACCATTATTCTCTTCGATTTTTATATCATTTTTTTTTATTACGGAATTTTGTTCTGAGTTGTCTATTTCTTGCATTAAATTTTTCAATTCATCACATTCATTCTGTGAATTTATTATAATTTTTTTTGTTTCTTCATGTTCTTTGTTCTTTTCAGTATTAACTAATATTCCCCATATTAAATATAAAGAAATTACTCCGAAAAAATAATATTATAAAAAACATGCTTTATCCCCCCAGCCAACATTTTACAATATTTCACAAAATGTTACAAGTAGTTTAAAAATCTTCTGCTCCTACTTCTTGCTCATCTTTATCTTGTACTTTATTTAATTCTGCATATTCTTCCATTATTATAGGGATTTCGTCTGGATAATAGTCATTTAAGAACTCTCTTTTACTTATTCCTATCTTAACACATATTGCTATTGTTCTTTGAAGCCAATTAGCATTGTAATTTTGCTCAATATTGGCTTCATTTGGACGAAAAAACTTTCTAATTCATTTATCTTCCAAAATTCTTGTACAACATCTAGTAATTCTTTAGGTGTAAGTTGGTTCTCTATAGTTTCTCTATCTATATCCATTAGTTTTGATAGAAAATTAAATGTAAAATCAGGTAATATAATTAATAACTTTGTAATTAAATTCATTATATTCTCTACTGTAAACATTTCTGATAATTTAAAATCTTGTCCGTTGTCAGAAAGTTCTTTTATAAAATCTTCTGGCAAATCCTTTAAAGTCTGTAGAGCTTCAAAATACTTGCCACAAGGCTTCTTTTCAACCTCTACACCATGTATAGTTTTTATTTTTGGTAAACTTTTATTTTCATTACTTTTTGTCATTTTATTTTTCCTCCATTTATATAATTATAAAGAGAGTATTACTACTCTCTACTTTGTGTCTCTTGTGCTGGTTTTACTTCTGCTATGGTGTCTAACCAACTTAGTCCTTTATTTCCTTCCTCAGTATCTTGAATGTCGTAGAATAATCCATCACAACTTCTATTTAAGAAATTTCCTGTAATTTCTACTCCACCTTTGTTTCCATTGCCTTTTGTTTCTAGATCCATTTTTATCTTTGATACTTTAAATCTATATTGTTTCCACATTCTATAAGTTCCATCTGCTAGCAATCCTCTATATGAACAAGCTAATTCTGGGGCAACATCTCCCTTTTTAAAACTATATGTTTTTGTTTCAGAATTGTATGTTCCACCTTTTAATTTTGCTCTTAATTCATTTGACAATTCTGCTAATGTTATTGTAACCGTTTCGCCAGTTACATCAGAATCAATATCCCAAATTTCATCGTCTGCAAGAATTTCGTCTTCTGTTGATTGTTCTTCTTTACTCAATTTTTGTGCAGAAATTACTGGTACTCGTGTACCTACCTTGTAAGAGGTCTCTGTATTTTCCAATATTGGAAATATACTGAATTTACTAAATCCTTTTAAATATTTTTTTGGCATAATCTACGCCCTCCTTCTATAAAATTTCTTCTTTCTCAAAACGCATTGTTTTGTGATAGATATTTGTTTCTTGTTCAAATAAATCCATAGCCAAAGTTCTTTCAAAGTCTAATTCTACCATCTTGTTATTTACATCAATGGCTAATTTAGAACATTTACTTGGACTTTTAGCCCATATATCTATTTGAATAGCAATATTACTGCTATATTCTTCATCGTCTGCTTTACTAGATATTGAGTTATCCATTTCGTAATAAGAAATAGCAGGCTTTTTTTCTAAATCATTCCACCTTTGTGGATAAAAATAAGAAACCTCAACGTCTGAGATTTCCTTTAATTTTTTTAATATTTGTGGTTTCAAATTTTTCATTATTTGCCACCCAACTTTCTTATTTCTTGTTGTATAGATTTAATTGCTTCTTGTTCTACTTTTCCTGTATTCTTTGCATGAAGATATGCAGGAGTTAAATATGGTTGTGCTGTTTTACCTTTCCAGTCTGCCTTATAAGATATTCCGTTCTGGTCTCTCTATATTACTTGCAGAGCCTCTTTGCCCTGTTCCAAATTCAACATATGGTGCATATTCGCAATTAGTAAATACTTCTGCTTCTGCACCTTCTTGTGTTATTTCAGACTTTGTCTTTATAGAATTACGAAGGTTCCCAGTATCAACTGGTGCTAAATATTTAGCATTTTTTTGTATTTTTTTTGCACATCTTTCAAGACCTTTTCTACAGCTTTCTTTTATATTTCCACCTAGTCCAGATAGATTTGCAAGTAATTCATCTAGTCCTTCTGTATTAGACATCTTCACCTCTCCTCTCCACAAGTAATGTAAAGTGACTATCGCTTGGAATTACTGATTTCACAACGTAAGACCTTTCTACAAGTTGCTTTTCTAAATATTCTTGAGTATATTGTTCCAATTCTTCATTCGAATATCTTGAAAGCAATAAATTGCTTGGTTTTATATCAGCATAAACTAATATATCTCCTTCCTTAGCAATAGTGTTTTCACAAGTTACTATTGCACTTGCTTCTATCTCTTTGCCATATTCTTGCTTAATATATTCTCTTGTTGAGAATTGAAAATTACCTTTAAAACTATCTAGTTTCTGTAGTTTTCCGTTTTCAATCACAGCACCTTCTTCGTCTACAGTTGTTGTATTTGACCATATTTCTATATCTTTATCGTAAAATGTATCAGCAATAGCTTTCTTAAATATTTCAGGTATTTGCATTATTACCACACTACCTTTCTATATTTAACTAACGTAGCCATATTTCTATCAAGAAAAGTATCTACATTCTTCGACATCGAACTTGCTCCACCTATTGTTTGGAATCCAACTGTTTGTCCATTATCAGATGCACTAGAAACCACTTTTTTGCCTTCTCCAATACCTTCTTTATTAAGACTATATTGCTCAATTAAAAACTCCTGTATAAGCGAATTTAATCGTTCTGGCACCGTTTCTATATGGCATCTGTCTAGTATTTTATCTTTGATATTTCTTTCACAAAACCTCAAGTAATTGTCTAACTTATCATCTATTATATTTAGTACTTGTTTAACTTCTTTTACATTGTCTGTCATTTTAATACCTCAAAAGGAGCTATTGCTAGCTCCCTCTTTCTATTCAGACTTAACTGTTAATGCTGTTATTCCTGCCTTTTTAGCTTTATTCTCTGAATCCACTTCAACAACCACTATTTTTTGTCCTGCAGTTCCTGAAATTTCATCTGTTCCATTCCAATTTGTATATCCTGATGTGCAAGCATCGCCATATTTTGGCATAGTTGGATTAGTTGCTACTTTATATTTGTAGCTATTTCCTTCTGCTTTAGCAGGTTTAACAGTAATTGATGTTTTTCCTGTTGCTGTTCCTTCTGCGGACTCTACAGTTAATTCTCCTAGAGAACCTTTTGGAACTACCGCACAGAAGGCTTCATCTTTAATTACTAAATATGCTAATCTCATTGTAGCTTTTATAGCAATCATATCTTGTTCTGCTAATGATAATGGTTTTCCATCTGTCCATAATGTATCCTGTAATGTTGCCTCTTTTAAGATTTCATATTCTAATTCAGCTCTAATGCCAACTAAAGATTTGTCCCAGTCAGCTCCAATTAGTTCTGCTTTAGTTTTGTCCCAAGCACCATTTCTAGAAAATTCGATTGGTAATGAATAAAATTCTTTTCCGTTTACTCCATCAACAAATAATTGGTTTCCATTTGCATCTCTTAATTTTCTTAAAGAATTTTTAATACCAATTTTTGCAGCAAAACCATTTACATCATATCCTGCATCTTCAACTGTTGCCATTGCATCTGATACATCCAGATCTAGTTTTCCTGTTCCGTTAGTATCTATTTCAATTTTATGTCCACATTTCTCTACTGATTTCATTATGTTGCTTGCAAATGGAGAATTTGTACCAAAGAAACCTGCTGCATCTATTGCTTGATAAAAAGCTTCTCCTATTGGTTCTTTTAATTCTTCAAATACTGCTATTGTGGTATCATTCAATTTTTCTTTTGTTGTTGGTACTATAACAGCCAATTTTTTTGCTTTTAATTCTGGGTAAATCCATCCAGCTTTAGAGGTTTTTATTCTTTCTCCTTCTCCTACCCAGTATGCTCCTGGTCCTTCTACCATAACTGGTATTTTTTTTGTGTCGCTTGTCATCTCTGTTACTTTAGAAAGTCTTAATAAACTAGAACCTCTAGCCACATCTTTCATTATTTCTGTTGCTTGTTCTACAGGTACAAAACCTTGTAACTCATCTTTTAAATATGCCATTTTTCATTCCTCCTTTTAATTTTTTGGCAAAATAAAAAGACGCTTATAACGTCTTAAATCTTTCTTACTTGATTTTCTTTAATTATCCCAACAAAATCTGTTGCCCCACTATTGCCTTTATTTTCTCCTCCATTTGGAGTATAGTGATATACACCACCTTGTTGTTCTGTTTCTCCAAATAAATCTTTATAAGTTTCCTTATTAGACTTCATTTGTTCTTCTATTCCAGAAACTACATTTTCTCCTTTTTCATCTAATACTATTTTAGATAAATCAAATTTTGAAATAAGTAATTCTGGGTGTTTTGCTTTTTCAGCATATAATGCATCTTTTATTGCAATTTCTTTCAACATTTTAGCTTTTTCTGCCTTACTTGTTGCCTCTAAATTAGCAATTTTTGTTTCATAATCACTAACTTTTTGTTGCAAATCTGCATTATCTCCATTATTTTTCTTTAAATCTGCTATTGTTGTATTTGCAGTATCTAAAGATGTTTTTGTATTGTCTAAATCTGTTTTTAGTTGGTCATATTTTGCTTTCGTAATAAATTCTCCACCATTTACATTAGCAATACTTATTTTTTTGTCCTTATCGGCTTTCTCGTTATAAGAACTTACTTTGTTTTTGACTTGATTAAACAAGTCTTCTCCTAAAATTTCTTTTAAGAACTCCATATTTTTCTCCTTTTCTGTTGCTATTTCTGCAACTTAAACAATGTTTGCTTTTTCAAGCATAAAAATAAGCCGTATTTCTACGACTTTGTTTGGTATAGGCTGTGTACTCTATATCTACCATTTGACTGAACCAACAGAACAGCACCTATATTTATATTTTTTAATATTAATAACTATTTAATCAATTTTGATAAAGCTTTGTTTTTATCATCTTCTACGATTTTCCACCTTCCACACTTAGAACTATCTTCTAATGAGGATGGATTGGTTGCAGAATAAAGATAGTCTTCTCCACTATCGTCTATAACTCTTAGCATATTCCCTTCAATAGCAACTACTTCATACTCTTTTCCATTAGTTAAACCTTCAACACCGAAACTTTTACCAATGTATTTTACTTTCATTTTAGCTTCTTTCCTTTCAATTTATAGTCATATCTGCCATATTCTTCATGCTCTACAAAATGGATATCAAAGATATATTTATCACTTTCAATTTTTCCAACCTTTTTCATCCACTCTTTTGAGTCGCCTCCATATATTTCAGCATATTTGTCGGCACTCCTAAATATTGTGTTAGTTCCCTTCCCAGCAATAACATGTACATTACCAATTATAACATTTTTAGGAATAAATTGCAAAACATTGTTCTCATCATAAAAGCCTAATTGTTTTTCTAAAATGCTATCTTCTGCCGATTTTATTTTTGGCAATTTATTTGTGATATAATACTTTTCGTATTGTTCTGGAGCATATTTTTTCACCCATTCTTCATAGTTCATATCTTGTGGAATTATAATAGATTTACCATTTTCATCTTTGCCCCTTCTTTGTAAGTTTTCTGTTACGTCATCATCAAATTCTGCTACCGTTGTACATCTATCATTTGGATGTATTGGAGGGTAGTTCTTACCGTGGTTGCTTATCTTTCAAATAAAATATTTTGTTGTCTAATTCTGCACAATGTTTACATATAACATTATCTAATGTTGCAATAAATCTATATTTTTCTATATCTAATTCCTTGTAAGATAACATTTCTGCTTCATTTGCAAAATGATTAGTTTCCGTTCTTAATAATCTAACAGCATTATATTTTCCAATATTCATAGCATCGTCTAATGCGCTAGCCATTCTTTGTATTGACTTGCCAGCAATATTATCTACGAGGAAATTTGACTTTAAATAATTAGCCAATTTATTGTTATTTTTCCATATTCTTTGTGAAAAATTTTCACTTTTATACCAGTTTTCATTTAATATTAGATTGATTGTTCTATTATCTAATTGCGAGAAGTTAAACCCTATTCCTATGCCCTTTTGTACATTAAAAATACTTCTGTAATATCCTTCATTAATAATATCAACATAATGTTTCTTAGATATAACACATTCTTCTTGCACTAGTTTCTTTAGCTCTATATCTATGTTTTCTTGAAGAGCTTGGTATCTGCTTATTCTATATGCATATGCTGTGGCATTGTATTTGGCTAATAATTTACGTCTAACATCTACATCATCTATTGAATTTATCTGTTTTAATAAATTGTCGTAAAATTCTTTTGTTTCTCTTGTGTTTAACAATTCCTTTGCCTCTTTGAACGTAAGTTTTCCATCAACAACATACTTTCCAAATATTTTTTGAATTTCTTTTTGGATATTGTCTTTTGATTTATTATATGCTGTTACTAATCTTTGAATTGTTCCCTCAGATTGTTTCTCTAATCTTTTCATAAGTTCCGTTTGTCTTTTTTCCCAGTAGTCTTGTGGTGTTCTAGCCATCTATAGCACCTCTATTCTTGATTATCATTATGATTATCTTCAAAGCCACCTGCATTAGCAAATATTTCTTGTTGTCTCTTCTCTTTTTCTTCATTTTGCTGTTTAATTTTTTTCAGTTCTTCTTCTGGATCTTCTACCCAAGGGTGATTTTTCACAATTGATTCATCTGATATTATATCTTTGCTTTCTGCTGCTATTTGAGCATTTTCTAAATCATTGCTTATCATATTTCTAGTCCAAGTTTGAGTTATAGGTTTTGTCTCCCAATCTGCGGTTTTTAAGAATTTCATTATTACTCTTACTAGTTTTGCAAATCCTTTTTCAAATTCTATTTGTGTTAACCCAGCTTTTAATTCTAGTTTTCTATAAAAGAATTTCAAAGCAACTCCACTGGCATTTCCAAAATTTTCTGTATCTTGCTGTAATGCCTGTCCACTTTCATATATTTGTTTTTTTAAGATTTCAAGTATGCTGTTCCTTGCTTCAACTGGTATCTCTATTTGTAGTGTTTTAAGTCCACCACTTGTTCTTCCATCCGCACCAGTTTCTGTTTTTATTGTTTTATATCTCTTTAAATCTCCAAGAAATTCTTTTAAATCTTCTCCGCCATAATTTTCAAGAATATATATAAGCTGTTGGATATCTTCTAGGTCATTAGCATATCCACTCATTACTTTATCGTATATATCAATTAAGTCTCTATATTTCTTTAAGTCGCTTATCATGTTACGGTTATTCTTAAATTCAATAAATGGCACTTCTTCTAAATCATGCTCAAACTCTTGGTATTCTGCTGATAAATATGTAAGCCCTGTTCCTGATAAATTTCCTCTAAATTTATATTGTTCACAATGTTTATCGTCCCAGTATTCAAATATTACATATTCTTTATTTATTCCATTTTCATTTTCTTCTATAATAGGATAATATCTATAAAAACCGATTAATTTCTTCTTTAATTTTCCGTCAAATATTGGCAAACATTGTTCAGTTTCAACAACTGAATATAAAAACTTACCATCTTCTATCCAATAATGTAACCATGCAACCTTATTATTTGTTGCATTTGTACATAGATAGGCACTTTCGCTCTTAAAGTCATCCCCTAAGGTCTCTTTTATTTTCTTGTTTACTTCTTTATCTCCTACATCAAACAGAACTGGATTTGTAAACATATATGCTGTTTTCTCATCAGTTATAAGTTGATGAAAGTTGTGAGATACTCTATTATCTGCATTTCTCATTGGGTCTGATTCACTTGGCAATACTCCCTTTGCTCTTATAATGTTATCATTTTCATAATATTTCTTCTCTAAATCAATCATTCTTCTGCGTTCTGCATCGTTTTGAATTATCCTTTTGATTTTGTTTATATTTAACATATCATTACCTCTACTTTAAAATTGATAATCCGCCTTGCTTTGGCTCATACAAAGAAAGAACTAATGCATCTCCGCCTATCTGGAGAAGTTAGTCCTCTTTTTTTCATCTCTTCTTTTCTTTCTAACTCTATTTTTCCGTCACTATTTATTCTGTATTTTCTATTACTCAATTGTGTAATTTGTTTATCATCATATACAAGTTCTATTTCATGTCTTCTTAATTTTTCTCTTAATAGTCCCCACATTAACCCTGTAGAATTACTAAACTCAACTGGTTCTTCCTGTTTATTTTTTCCTCCAGCTGCTCCAAAATGGCATTCATATAGTTTTACTGTTGTCCAGCCATTTTGTGATTTAATTTCTTTTAACCTATCATATACTCCAACACCTAGACCATCACAGTCAATCTTAATATGAATTGGTATTCCTATATATTGACTTCTTAATCTTTCAACTACCTGAACTATTGCTCCTGTTACTTGCATTGTGTCATTATGGTGCAATACGTTAAATGGTTGTTGGTACTTTTTATCAAATAATGTATTTATTATTGTTTCATCATCACCGTACCTTGCTACATCGACACCTATATCAATTCTACTTTGTGGATAATTTCTTGTAACAATTTTATTACTACAGTTTTCAACCCAATCAAGTTGTATAAAGCTGTCTGGCATTGCTTTTGGAAATTCTCCTGCAACACGAACTCTATATACATCACTGTCTAGTCCATACATATCTATAATCATTTGTATGTATTCTTTTGAGACTCTTTTCGAATTTTCTCCTGATACTTTAAATGTACTGTATATGTTTCTGTTTTTGTTGTGACTATCAAAAAAGAAACCGCTCAATTGAGTTGGGTTTCCACACATGATTAGTTTTGCATCTTGCGTTGATAAAGAACCTAATACAGGTTCAAATACTACATCTTTAACACCGTGATGCCTCATCTATAATATATAATAAATGGTCTGCATGGAATCCTTGTAATGCGTCTGGCTGTGTTGCTGTTCTTGGCACTGCAAACCAGTTTTCTGGGTTTGATTTCATATATAGTTTTTCTTGAGTCCATTCAATTTCGCTTTGTATCGCTGGTGTTCTCCATTTAGCCACCTCAGCCCATAATATATCATGTAATTGGTGCTTTGTTGGGGCTGTACAAGGTATTTTAGGAAAAGGTCTAGTACACATAAACCAATAAATAAGCCAGCTTTGCAATGCTGACTTTCCTATACCATGCCCACTTCTTACAGATGTTAGTTGGTTTTGAGCTACACTCATCAATATATCTCCTTGTATATCATCTGGTGTAACTTTTATTACATCTTTAACAAACTCTACTGGTCTGTCTTTATAATATAATATTGCTTCTGTTGTTAACATTACTACTTATCACCCGCCTTATTTTCATATGCTTTTTGTATTGTTTCGGCAAGTGATTGTCCATTGTTTCCTTCTTCGTTCTTGTTAGTTAATATATCATTTATATCTTTTAATGCAGATGTTAGCTCTTTTAGCCCTTTTCTGTCAATAATGTCTATATATGACTTTATTTCTTCCTCTTCATTTATTATTTCTTTACTTGGCTTACACATATCATAATTGTATTCTACTGTCTTTGTCTTTTTCTTATTTCTTGCTATATGCATATTAAGTTCATTATTAGCTTGTACTATTTTACTTAATAAGTCATTTGCTACATCTTTTACTTGTATTATTTTATTAGCTTCTTTTTCTGATTCCTTTTCAAGTACTTTTTCTATTACTTTAGTACTTTTTTTGTCCTCTTTTAGTACCTTTTTTTCTTTCCATCCTTTTGTACTCTTTTTGGTACTTCCATTTTGTTTTATTCCTTTATCTTTTAAGAAGCTACTTACCGATTTATAATCACCTAATATATAATCTTTTTCTAACTGCTTCCAATCATACTTAGCCACCTCGCTCACCTACTTAATATAACTTTCTCTATTATTTCTATTTTACCTATAAAAAAGAGGCTTTTTTACAGCCCCTATAATTCGATTTTGTTATGATATTTTTCCCATGCTTCTCTCAATATCTCTATATTTTCTTTAACACATTTAAGCACAGCTGTAATTTCTTTTTCATTCATGTTTGTTTCCGATAAAATTTTATAGTCGACAAGTGAAACTGAAACTTCTTTATCTTTATATGTAACATGACAGTGCTCTATATTGTGTCCTTGTTCTTTTGTCCTAACTTCAATAACAATCCCTTCTTTATTAACAATTTTTGCATATTTGAATGGAATTTCAAAAGCAATCCTAAGCTGAGTTTTTATTGATTCCAATTTCTTTTCTTCCATATTTTATTCCTCCTTCATAAGGATTTTATCATACTTTTTTCAAAAATTGTCGAATTTTAACTTAAATAACGATTTTTTTATTTATTCTCTACATAATGTTCCATCATTTTTCATCTCATTATTTATTGTGGCTTCGTCTACTTCTTCTATCGTCCATTCTCTGTTGTTTATTTTGAATTTCATATCTTTTTTCTTCCTTCTCACATTGTTTGTTATACCTGCACTGCTCACACTTATACTTCATACAGTTAGCATAATTAATCTTTTCTTTCATAATACGCACACTTTGTTATGACTACATCATTTAAGGCGGATATTCTTATCTCGCATAGATCTTTATCTTTATTTTTACAGTTCTTACAATTTTCTTTTACATATTTCTCATATCTTTCTTGATTAGTCATAACAACACCTCTTTCGTTATTTTATAAAATACTAGAAAATGATGTAACTGCACATCACTTTATACTATTTTACGGCACTAGGGGCTCCTATACTAGAACGGAGCAATTACCTATAACCTAGATTTATAATTTTCGCGTTTCGGATAAATTACTAACACCGCCATTTTTTCTCGTATAATAGTAAACCGCTCTTTGTAATTACATCTAGCATCGCCAAAAGAGTAAAAGCTTTGGTTTTGGAATCTAGATTCGAACTAAAAACTAAAGGTCCAAGGCCTTTCGTGATACCATTTCACTATTCCAAAATATCTAAGACTTAACTAGAATTGCCTTTTATATACGAATCTTATGAAAGGAGTGTGCCTAGTAGCAACATATATATCAACTTATCTAGTATCAGTTAATAGCATAAATAATAGAGCCTATCGTTTGATAAGCTCTTTTTGTTATTCTAATGATTTCTTTATTTCTTGTATTGCTTTATTAAAGTCTTCTAATTTTATGAATGTATTATTTTTGTTTGCCAATATTTCTGTCACTTTTATCTCAGATAACTCTTCAATATCTTTTTTTATATAAATATTCTCTCCATTGTAACATTCTTTTTTGATGTCTTCTAAAAGCTCTTTGACTTTTTTTAGTTCTGTGTTTGGATAACAATTAATTATTTGTGTTGTATATAATATATACCAATTTTTGTTCGATTCACTTATAGAATATTTATTTTCGTGATTACAGTATGGGCATTTACTTAATACATTGTTTTCTTTTAATTCTGTTTCTTCAAAATCTATTCTTTCTTCTGTAGCGTTTTTGGCTATTTTTTCATTTTCTTTTAAAACTATATGATATTTACGCTTACATTCATCACAAATCATTTCAAATTCCATATATAACACCCCCTTTCTCAGAGATATTATATATGATCTATTTTGCAAATGTTGTCGAAAAATGTCAAAAGGGCCAACTTTTTGTTAGTCCTTTTCTGTTTATATAGTCTTACCTATCTATCCACGATACAATTATAACACGTTTTTTTGACAAAAAAGTCTCATTTTTGTCTCACTTTTGGCTCACTTTTTTTATTTCTTTATGTACTGCATATACAAGCTCGCTATGTCTACGCTTATATGTTCCTTCTGACATACCTTCATTTATGATGTCCCACTTATCTTGTCCTAGTTGATATTGATGTTTAAATATGTATTTTGCATTCTTGCTGATTAGCTCTATTGCTTGATTCACAATCTTTATTTCTTTTGATGCTTCCTTAATATTTGAATCTTCTTGTAGCTTAATAACACTGTCTAATACTCTATCTGATGTTGAGTATGGAGCTTTTGGCATTCCATCTACATCTACAGCACATAAACTCATTATATCATCTCTTATATTCATCAACTTAATTTGATTGTAATTATATCTCTTTAAACAACCTTTAGCTTCTTTGTATTCTTCTTTACTAAGTTTCATTTGTACCTCCTACATTTATATCTTTACATTTTCCGGATGCACTGTTAGCTTCGGCGGTTCAATCTGTTGTTTTAGTACCCCTAATTGATACAGACTGAATGTTTCTTTGAATCCATATTTCTTATTTTTGTATAGAAACGTTGTTTCATTGTTTCTTTTTACAAACTCATATTCTTGTTTATTCTTTATTACTGTTTTAGGTATTTTCATATGTTTTCCTCTTTCTTTTTCAAATTCAATACATTTTGTACTTGTTTTTGAGAACTTTACTCAATTTTTCATATAAACTTTACTGTTTTGGGTTCATTTTGTAATTTTCTAATAGTTCATGTAATGTTTTTATTCTTTCATCAGTTCTAATCTCTAAACACCATAATACAGTTTTTTCTTCTTTAGTTTTTGATTTTTCTCTTCGTTTAGATATATCTTCTAATTTACCTTTCAATTCTTCTAATTCATCTTCTATTTTTTTCTTTGAAATATAATTCTTATCTACATAGTCTAAATCTAATTGTTTTGAATATTCTTCATTCTCTTTTAATACTCTTTTATAATCTGATAAAATATGTTCTATTGTTTTAATTTCATTCCCTGAATCGTATTCAAAATCTATTGTCAACCAATTTATAAAATTTTCAATTATTTTTATATCTTCTTCTATACTATTTTCTTTCACTTAAAACACCTCGATTTCTTCTGCTTTTTCTATGCTGACAGTTTCACAAACTTTTAAATTAAAGAATGTAAACTCTCCTGTTTTATAATCTATCTTTAAATCCACTTCACACATTGTTTGTTTTAGGCAGTCAAATATCCATAAAGGTATTTTTATGTACTTGGGAAAATTATGATACTTCGCGATATAATCATGTATTCTGTTATTAACAATACATTGTAATTCTAAATATTCGATGCTATCTTTAGTGGTTCTTTTATTTATTTTTTCTTTCACTATGTATCACTCCTCTCTTAATTTTTTTACCTTCTTTTAATTTATACATCTTTCTCCTCTCTTCTTGACTGTCTATTACATATATGTTATTATATTTTTGGAGATGTGATGAAATTGGTAGACATACCAGCTTACCAAGCTGGCGGATATTATCCATGCGGGTTCGAATCCCGTCATCTCCACTGAGCACCTACTTTGTAGGTGTTCTGTTTTATTGTTTTGAAATAACTATTTTTCTCCTAATAACTCTGGATTATCGTATATATTACCAATTACTTCTAATACACTTGCCCAATCATTTAATTTTTCTTCTTCATAAGTTCCATTTTCATATAAAATAGAAAAGTAAAAACTAGCTTCTTCTTCATTCCAAGTTATTTCTCCCATTACTTCATCTTCTTTATCTACAACTATATCTCCTTCATATATTTCTTTTCCATTTTTATCGTGCAAGCCTGTGTATTGTCCTACAGTATCTTCTAATACACTCCAAGCTGTTGTCTCTTTCTTTATCATTATTGCTTTCCCTTGTTTCCACTTTTCTTGCACTAAATCACCATATTTCCATTTGTTCTCGTAATTTTTTCCTCTAAACTTTATTTCTCTATTCATCTTCTTCATCTCCATTCTTTTTAAATTTATCTTTAGCTTTCTGTGTTAAAGTATAAACCTTACAAAATAGATAAGTATTAGATTCAGTATACAACCCATTATCATATTCCTCAAAAGCTGTTGGAACTTTCTCTAATTTTAAATATCCTTCTTCTGCTAATTGTTTATAGGCTTTTCTTATCTGATATGTAGATGTTTTCATTCTATGAGCTAAAAATTCAGCCGAAAATCCGTCTCCCCAGCAGCCTGCTATCCAAAATTTAGTCTGTAAATCATAAAACATTTCAAGAACTTCTTCTTTAGATACTTTTTTTTATTCATCTTCTCCTCCTGCTTTATAGCAATTAGCCTCAAACTGCTCTTTTGTTAGTATTGTTTTTATGTTCCAAAATTGTTTAACTTTTTCTTCTAAAAGCAATAAGTTATCTTCATTTTCTACAAAATACTTAAAACTACTATGTAATCCTGTCCTTATTTCTACTATATCTCCAACTTCTATTAAATCTATTAGTTGTTTGCTGTGGTTTACTATCACCTTTTTAAACATTTCATTATTGTAAAGTACGTCTTCTTTCATTCTAAAATCATTGATATAAATAATTCTGTCAAATCTATATATTCCAGCTTCATAATCTATGCTTTTAATTTGAGCTATTCTTCCTTCTTTTGTTTTCACATATTCTCCAACTTCTATTTTATTTCCCATATGAACCTCCCATTACTGCTGTAGAGCATCTATTAGCTCTATCTGTTGCTCTACTTTATTTTGTAATTCGTTTACTTCTAACTGTTTCTTATATAGTTCATATCCTCTACCCTCAGCAAGTATAATCAAACCTAAAATTATTATTAAAATAAAAATTGTATCAATAAAATCTTTCTTATTCATTGTTGAAATTTCCTTTCGTTTTATCTAAATATGTTACAGCTACTGCATAAGCACTCCATATGTCTGCCTTAAATCCATAAAACCAACCGGGATTTCTCTTTGTTCCAGCTGTTCCAAATCTGTCTATTAAGGCTTGTCTTATGTTGCTGTCTTTTGCTTTCATAGAATTGCATAAATTCATTTTTTCTTCTTTACGATATATGTAGTCACAGTCTATACCTAGCTCATATGCTTCTTGTATAAATCTACCAATCCACACACAAGTATCAAATACTTCTTTACCAACTGGCATTCCATAGCAAGCTACCATTTCTATTACTATCTTGTCATATTCTGCATGTTGTATTACTAGACTTAATTTTTCATTTTCGATTTTTCCTTTTTCAATTATCTGGTATGTTTTGCTATCTGCAATACAATATGCACTTTCTATATTTCCGGGGATCTATTGCTAATATTTTCATCTTTTATCTCCAATTCTTCAGTTAAATACTGATATGTATATTTAGGATTATTTTTCCTTTGTTCTAATTCTTTTAAATTTTTCAACGCTTGTATTAAATCTTTTTCTATAAACTTGTTTTTATATTTATCAATAAAAGTATTTTTCAATGACACTACTACATCTATTTCATCTTTTACTTTTCTTCTTTCTCCCCTTACATATTTCAATTGTTTTACTATTTTACATGATCTAACTGCATCTATATTGTGATTTTCTATATAATGCAGTAGCTCATCTTGTTTAATATCCCAAATACTTTGTTGATTTCTTAACTCTGATAGTCTTTTATCTATATCTTGAAAGAGTGTTAATGTGTATTTTAAAATATCTTCTATTTCCATATTCTCTCCTGTTTATCTAACTCTAATTTAATTTGTTCCCCTTCGGTACCCGTAACATACTTGCACTGTTTAACTCCTCGAAAATAAATGTTTTCTAATTGCTGACATCCGTCTACATAGTCCATATTTCAGTGTTTTTGCACAGATACCGAGTTAATTGTGGATAATTCATAAGCTATCCTCTAACTACTCTTACATATTTTTTGTTTCTGCCTTTACAGATTAAATATGTTGTATAACCATCTATTAAGTACCCTTCTTTATTTATTACAATTGGTTGCTCAAATTTGCCTGTAATTAAATAATATGAAATCTTATAATTCATTTTTTCTTCTCTTGGCGGATGCTCTATAAAACTATCTTTTATTTTTATATTACTTAAATTTTTTATCATAACTACCTCCTAATAAATTCTTGAAATATGATTCATGTTCAAGGCTTCAAATCCCTTTAGCGTTCTTTCGTAAACTGCTACCGTTTTACCTGTATACTCACATTTCTTTTTATCTATCGCTTTAACCATTCCCATATCTTCTAACTCTGACAAGCGTGGTGCGGTGTAATTTCTTTCCGTGCTAGGAATAAAACCTAAATCAAATAACTCCACAGCTAGCTCTTTGGCCGTCTTAGGCTTGTCCAATCTATTCAAAATTTGTATGTATCTTATTTTTGTTTTATCTTGTATATCATCAAATGACATTTGTCTTGTCTTTGCTGTTATTGTACTCATTTGTGTTCACTCCTTCCTTACAAACCTAATTCTTTTAAGGTGTATTTCTTGTTTACTTCCATTCCTTTATACATGCTGTTATCTGTTATGTATGGAAAAACTAGTTTATCATTGTCCTCACAAACTATTCTTATATAGGGATTTATCTCCGTTATTTCTTTTTTCTTTTGTATAAATTGTATTCTTTTTCTGAATGGTCTAATTACCTCTGCTAAATATTTCTTTTCTGTTTCATCAAGTACTTCTTCTCTCTCAAATACTGTTTCGTATTTGACTGGTCTTTCGACTTTGACTATGTCGTTCTTTTCCTCTCCATCTACATCTTTCAAATCCTCTGGGTAATATCTTAATGATGTAAAGAGATCGTTTCCATACAATTTATCTCCAGATACAATTTTCTTTAGTCCATTTCTGTATGTAACTATATCTCCATCTTTTAAGTCTGATTTTGTGAATTTTACTTTTGTAAATTCATCTTCTCCCATCCACCATAATTCGTTTTCTTTAAGTGAACTACATGTATAGTCTCTATCACTAATTTCCTCTATTTTTACAATTTCTCCAATATTAAACCCATGTCCATGTCTTTTGGCTATTACTTTTACTTTATCTCCAACTTTAAATTTCATTTATTTTTCCTCCTCTTCTAATCTTTTAATCTCCTATCTGTTTTATAAAGTTACTTTGCAATTTTAATAATTGCTCTTTCATATTTTCTGGCAATAATCTTTGTTCTCTTTGTCTTTCCGTTATTATCTCGTATTGCTTTAAGAATTGCCCTTTTGTCACAGTATTTACTGTTGCTATATCCGTTCTAGCTAATTCTTTTACTTGTCTTACATTTCCAAAGAACTTCTTTACTTCTGGACTTGCTTTATCAAACTCTTCTTCTGTCATATATCCACCACTACAAATCATTGAATATGCTTCATTCCAAGCTTCTATTGCAGTATTTTGACTGCTTGGGTTTATCATCTCTATTGCATTTTTTCTTATGTCGTGTATCGTTGGAGGATATGGACTTTCTATTATTGTTTTCTTTACTGCTTGCAAAACTAACTTATAATCTAAATCCCCTAGACATTCATACCAAGTATTTAACATTAGCTCTTTTTGTTTTTGTGATTTGTTTGATATAGCTTCATAGTTACCAGCTAAAAGAGTTATTATTTGCACCATTTCTGTCCTGCTCATCTTTTTCTTTTGCCTCCTTCCATAAATCCACAAAACCGTCTATTTTGTCTCTTTTTTTGTTATTATATTTTCCCTCTAGTATGGAAACTGCCTTATCTGGTCTTATAATAAAGTCAAAGTCTGCTTTCCAGTTTCTATCGTTGTCTCCTATAAGAAAATCACTAGTATTTGCTATTATGCAAACATCTATAAATTGCTTTTCTGTTAATTCTTTTAAAAGCTTATTTATGGCTGTTTTTCGTTTTGAAGTGAGCTTTTGAACTCGCGGAAGGTTTGGACAATAGGAATTGTAAATTCCTATAATATTATTATATTTATCTTTTACTTCTACTTTTTCATCTTCATTTACATCTACTTTAACATCATCATCTACATCTTCATTTACATTATCAGTTATTTTTGTTATGCCGTGTTATATCATTTATAACATTGTTATTTTTGTTATCTTCTGTTATAACATTGCTACTTTTGCTATCTTCTACTATAACTTCGTTATTTTTGTTATTCCATCTATTTGCCATTCCCTTCTTGCCTGCTTCACTTCTTTTATTCTTTGTGCCTTCCCATTTATCTCTATCTCTGTCTAGTTGTGCTTTTATAAACGAGAAAGCCATCTTCAATGTACCTTCTAGTTTAGGTTCTTGTTTTGTTTTCTCGTATTGCATTATTGCTCTTATAAGTTGCCCTAATTCTTCATCTGTTAATAAATTAAATTGTTCTTCATAGTCTAAATACATTAGAAAACTAACTTTCTCCATATGTTTTCTCCTTTCGTTAATATGAAAGGACATAGAAACCTTATAAGAATTTTATAAGTATGTATTTCTATGCCCTCCTTTCTTTTATAAATAATTTCTTCCATATCTTCTTATAAAATCTTCTTTTGTTTTGTTGTAATGTTTACACCATGTTTCTTCTGCTACTCTCTTTGAGTATTCCATAAATTCTTTGTTAAAGTGGATTCCTTCATTGCTCATATTATGCATTTCAGGTGTTAAGTATATAAACAATCCATCTTGTTCACTAAATTTTCTATTTGAAGCTCCATATATATGATGTTTATGGCTTCCTATAAAGTACCTATTGCTCCATCTTATATCTTGTGGCATTATTGAATTATTTTTCATTTTCAACCCACCTCAATTTAGCAATTTCATCAGGTGTTAGTGTGCATATTCCTAACTGTTGTGCTTCTTGTATTACACCATCTAAAAGCACTCTAAATTCGTTTTTGTCCATTTGAGAACTGCCCTCATATACTTTATATATTTTAAAATCTACTCCGCTTATTTGAGCTTCTCGTTCAAATTCGTAATACTTAAAGAACTTTGATACATCTATATCAGCTCTTATTGTTACTAACATTGACTGCGAATAATCTTTAATCATCTTTAAATATGTATCTTCTTTTGACAATCGCATTTTGTTTGCAATTTCGTTAATTAAACTCCACATGTATGCATTTTGAGTTAAAGTCCTTTTTGCCTTATGCTCTTTGACTTCAAATATCTTTTCTCTGCTTTGATTAAACAACCATTTTACTAATGCTTCTGCTGTTCCTACCATGATAGCCTCCTAACTAAAAAGGTAAATCATCTGAATTAGTAATCTCAAAATCATCTGTTGGGTCATTTTGTGCTTTCTCTTTCTTTTCTCCTGCAAAGTAAACTTCTTCTGCAATTACTTCTGTAATATAGTGTTTAACACCTTGCTCATCATCATAGTTTCTAGTTTGGATTCTTCCAATTACACCTACTTGCTGACCTTTGCTAAAATACTTACTTACAAACTCTGCTGTTTTATTCCAAGCAACAATATTTATAAAATCAGCTTGTCTTTCTTCGCCTTGTTTTACAAACCTTCTATTTACTGCAAGTGTAAAACTTGTTACCATAGTATTTGTAGCTTGTGTATATCTAACCTCTGGATCTCTTGTAAGTCGTCCCATTAAAATAACTTTATTCATAACTAATCCTTTCTGGAAATCTACCTTCTATTAAACATTGTTCTAATATTCTTAGCCTAGGTAGATATTCTCTATTAATAAAATCTTTATCATATTCCACTTTTATTTTTTTAATTCGTTCTTTATCAATATCGTTAAAATAATTCTTATAATCATTTTTTTTTAATTCGTATGCAACTATATATAAATTAAATATATTGCTTGCATACATCTCTACTTGTGCTTGTCTCCAATATTGCTTTGATACTTTAAATTCTTTATTTGAATTATGAGTTTTTACTTCGTAAATACAATCATCTGTATTTCCATCTAAATTAACTCGTAATTTATTTTTTATAATCTGTTTATCCATTTCTAAAGCTTCAATATCAAGAGCTTCTAAAACCTTATGTTCATAATTATTTCCTGCCTTAATGGCTTCTGTATTTAGCTGTTTTTTATTTAAACCTAATTTTTCCAACCACCACTGTTCAAATGTTTTTGTTTGCCAATTTCCTACAACCATGCTAGTATCAGAAGCTCCTATGTATCCACTTCTATCTTGACTTTGTATCAATATTAGATAAATCCCTTTCAAAATTGCTTAAAGTATCAAAATATGTAAACAAAGCCTTTACTTCATCTTCTGTTTTATGTAATTTTCCAGCTATTTCTTTAACTGTTAATCCTTCTTTTAATTTTTGAGTATATATTTGTTGGCATCTTTCTTTAATTTTGAATATATCATGCTTTGATAAATCATCTTCCCAATTTTCTTTTTCATTCTTTAGTTCGTCTTTTAACCATAAATCAAATCCAAGTCCTGTTCTAATTGCAACTCCTTTAACAAATAATCTGGTTTGACAATTCCATAATCTTTGTTGTGTCATTGAATTATCTTTTACAGGATTAGATCCGTTAGTAACTGGACCTCTTTGTATAAATTCCGTATCATCAATTACAATTTTTACTGCTGTTTCATAAACTCTATTTGTATTGCCTTTACTATCTGTAAAAACTTGCTCTGTCATATACAAACTACTTCCTGTTATTTCATTTACGACTGGTTCAAAATAAACTTTTTCTGCTCCATTTTCATGTAATAAATCTACAACTTTTGCCCAATTTATATAATCTGCACCATCTCTTTTTTCTACCCATTTACTTACATCAACTTTTCTTAATTCATCATATTTCTTAAGCATCTTCTTCCTCCTTATAACCTCATTGAACAATATTGTCTTTCTAAATAGTTCTCTTCCTCATTCTCCATTTCAGCAATTCTTTCTGTGAAATCTTTGTTCTGTTGTTCATAGTCTTCTTCAAGTACGCTAAGTAATCCATTTACTTCTTCTTTTAACTCTTTGTTGTCTATTTCATCTAGCAGACTTTCTAAAGTATCTTTAATATTTTCATATTCATTTACAAATTCTTGCATATCTTCTAAATCTTGTGCTTTACTCATTTGACTTTCCTTCCTAATTCTTGTATAATTAGTACAAGAACATTTATTTATGTGTTTTGTTGAGTTAGTTTTCTGATTGGTGGTCGCAAACTGACTCATTTTTTTCGTCTATCAATAGCTCATATATTGTATTTGTAGCCATTTCAGATATTTTCTTCTTTATAACTTCTCTATCTAAATTGCTTTCATTTAGATTTCTTATTTCTTGCAATACTCCTGCAAGGCTTGTTTTTACATCTTGAATTTCTATTTCTTTTCTATCAATTACTCTTGTTAGCTCTCGTATTGTTTGAGCCTCATCTATATTCTTTTCTGCCATACTATTTCACTCCTTTCTTTAATTCTTTTAATCTTAATTTTAGCTTTGCCATTGTTACCACATGCCACACGTAACATTTGTCTAGCTTGTCCATACTCTTCCTCCTTCGTTTTAGTTTAATAATTTACTTGCTTTTTTCATTGCAAATTTATATATACTAAATCCGCTTAGTCTATATACCGCTATTTGAACTGCTAATAATATCGCAATAAACTTTGTTATTTTTGTTGCAAAATATAATATAAAAAATGCTATTTCAAATAAGTTATACATATTTATCATCTCCTTTCTACCAACATTTTTGTTATTAAATTTAATGTTGTTTCTGCTTCAATGCGCTTTTTTCGTTCTTCCTCATACAGTTCTTTTGAAACTGTATTTCCTCCAACCTTAATTTTGTATTGTCCTCCTGGAGTCTTTCGATATTCAACTTCTCCATTATTTATCATTTTAAGAACAACCTCATATCCTAGCTTAAAACGTTTCATATACTGTCTTAGACTTATCCATTCTTCCATTTTCTCACCCCCTTTACTGTTCTATCATAGGAACAATCCCATTTTTCTTTAACAAATCATAAAGAAATAGTCTACCTTTTTGAGTCCATTTTGTATTCATTGTTACGTCTTTCCTTCCATCCTGATGAGTGTATTCAACTGTTTCACTATGCGTATATCCACAATTATGATAATTACTATATAAAAACCATTGATGTCCCTGTTTAAATTGTACCTTTAGTTCATGTAATTTTTGATTTAATGCTTTTGCAGACATTCCATAATCTTTTGCAATCGCTGTTATAGTTACTAATGCTTTGCTTTGTAATATTTGGTCTAAATAATCCGCTTTGGGTTTTAATTCTCCTATTAATTGTTTCTGCTGTGTATTTTCTAGTTGTAGCACGTTTAGTCTGCTCTCTGCTATTTTTAATGCTCTTGCCATTATTTTCTCTGGACTATTAAAGTCTTTTTCTACTTGTATAAAATATTGCCTTACTTTTTTGCCATTTTCATTTCTTTGTATCATTGCAATTTCTTTTGCCATATCTAACTTAATTGCATGGTCACTATATGTTGTTTCATTTCCTTGAGCTGTTACTCTTTTTTGAGTAATAGTACAATAATCTTGATTTTCTACAAATCCATAATCTTTCATTCTATTAAACCAATCATTGTATCTCGTGCTCACTCCTAATACTTCGTATAATTCTCTGCCATTTACTATTGGCTCTTGATTTTCATTTACTTCAATTTTTATTAATTCTTTCATCTTTCTCCTCTTTGAACAGTCCTACTGAACTTTAAAATTAAAAAAATTTTCTGGTTTGCTCCCTAATATCTTAGATATTCTATTTATATGCGAAATTTTAGGCTCCGTTATTCCTATTTCAATATTATAATATGTAACTTTGCTCTTAAATCCTAGGAATCTAGCCATGTCATCTATAGAATACCCTCTTTGTTTTCTCTCTTTTTTTAATTCATCTGTATATACATATTTTGTTTTATTTTTCATTTTCACACCTCCTTGTTTTGTTTTGCTGTACTTATTATATCAGTTTTTCTGAACTTGTCAAGTCCTATTTTTAAAAAAGTTCAGTTATTCTGTCTCTAGCTTAGAGAGAGTAAGGAAAAAAAAATTATTGTTTACTTTTACTGAACCGTATGTTATAATAATTAAGAAAGAAAGGTGTATACTATGGCTAATATAAAAGATAGAATAAAAGAATTAAGAAAAGAAAAATGTTTAACTCAAGAAGAGTTGGCTAAAATGTTAGGTCTAAGTGCAAAATCTAATATAGCTAATTACGAAAGTGGTGCAAATGCCCCTAGTGATGAAATAAAATTAAAAATGTGTGAAATTTTTAATTGCACGATGGATTATTTAATGGGTAAAAGTAATTTTAAAACCAATGAAGAAGAATTATCTAATTATTTAAATATCGAAATAAAAGATGACTTAATAAAAAAATTAAAGGCCCTAGAGCTTGATGAAGTAGATTTAAAAAAAGCAATAACTGCTTTTATAGAAAATTACATATATGTTACTGATGAATTTAGTGTAAAAATATATGATATGGAGGATTCTTTAGTTTACTTTGCCTATGAATTAATTACAAAATATTATTTTAAGCTAATACATAAAGAGTTAGAAATTTTAACAAATGCTTCTAATTCTTTAGTTAATAATCAAATCTATTTGGAAAAAGCAGAAAAATATGCTTGGAGCGAAATGAAAGATATCTTAGAAAGCATAGATAATAATCTAATAATATCTGATCTAACAGCAGAACAAAAAGCTCATAAGTTTATCTCAAATTTAGAAATAACCTCTAAAGTATATATGTGCCCTGTCTATGGTCAAATAAGTGCAGGACAACCAAACTGGGCAGAGGAATGCATTGAAGGAAGATTACCTATTGACCCTAACCTTATGAATATAGTCAATCCAGAGGAATGTTATTTCTTACGTGTGAATGGCGAAAGTATGAATAAGGTTGTAAAAAATGGTGCGTATGCTCTTATTCGTAAAACTGATTGGGTTGATGATGGAGAAATTGCTGTTGTATTAGTAAATGGGTATGATGCTACATTAAAGAAATTCAGCAAACAAGGAGATTTTGTTGTTTTAGAGCCTATGAGTAATGATCCAAGTTTTAAAACACAAATTTATACAAAAGATACTCCAATAAAAATAATTGGTAAATACATTGGAAAATTTGAAATGAAGAACTAAAGATAAGTTGTAACAGACTTATCTTATTTTATAGGAGGAATTATGGCTAAGAAAACTAATTTTGAAGTAAATGGAAAAAAATATTTCCGAACAACAAAAACAGTTGGACATAAATCAGATGGCACAGCAATTAGAAAAGCATTTTATGGTAGTGGCGTAAATGAAGCTAATCAAAAAGCAGATGAATATATGAATAATATTAACAATGGAATGAGTCTTGATTATAAAGAGATGACTATTGATATGTTAGTATCGACATGGCTATATGATATAAAGGCAAATGATATTAATTTCAAACCAGGTTCTTTTTCAAGGTATGAAGGTATCTATAGAAATTATATTGTAGATAAAAAAATAAGCTATTTAAGAGTATTCTCATGCAAAACAGCCAATATAAAAGAGTACTACAATGAATTGTCTGCAGAAGGAAAAACGGAAAGTCAAATAACAAACTTAAACAAAGTTCTAAAAGGGGCTTTTAATTATGCAATTCAAGAAGGTTATGTTTTAAGAAATCCATGTCAATTTGTCACAATTCCTAAATCAGAAAATGAAGATTTTGATGAAGTAGACGATGAAAATGACTATTTTGATAATACTGACATTGAAAAAATAATAGCTGAATGCAATAAAAGAATTGCTAGTAAGACTACAGACTATCTTCCATATTTAATTCTATTTTCAATCGGTTCTGGTCTTAGACTTGGAGAAGCAACAGGCTTACAATATAAATATTTTTCAAATTATGTAGTAAAAGTAAAAAAGGAATTATGCAAAATAAAAAAATTTAAAGGTAAAGAGATTGTTGGATACGAATATAAATTAATAACACCTAAAACGCCATCTAGTATCAGAGATGTAGACATTGCCTCACATTTATTTGATACAATAACAAATTATATTGATACAGTTGTTGTAGAAACATATAAACGCAATAGAAAAGAATTTGACGACAATAGCCTAATTTTTGTTAATGAAAGTTGCAATATAATTGATCAATCTAATCTAAGAAAAAAATGGGTTAAGTTCTTGAAAGAAATAGATGTTACATATAAAAAATGGCATGCATTAAGATCCGCATTTGCTTGCTTATTGTTTTTATGTAGTGCTGATATAAAAACCGTTCAAGAATTGCTCGGACATGCTGATATAAATACCACAGCTAAAATATATCTTCATGTTTTCCCTGA